CTACGGGTCGGAAGTGTTCTCGCTGGTCAACAGCGAACCGAACATCTTCGCGCTCCTCGAAAACCGTGCGTGGACGAAGAGTGGCGAGCGTATCGTCACCGACCACGGCCACGCGGACGGTTCCGGTGGCACGGCGGAGAACGCGGTTCTCCCCGACACCGACCACCCGGAACTCGACCAGTTCGAGACGGACGCCAAGACCGTCGCCCACAACTTCGACGTGAGTCAGGCCAAGCAACTGCTGGCTGACACGGACGACGACGACCTTGACGACCCCTTCGACTGGCTTCGCCGCTGGTACGGTACTGGTACGGAACACCAGACCGGTATGGGTGAACACCCCAAGCACATCAACGAGCAACTGGGTTCGCCCGTTGACTCCCCCGCTGGCGACGACATGGAATCCATTGACCGTGCTATCTCGAACAGCACGGAAGCGGGCTTCCTGTCGGACGCTGGTGACGCGGACATTTACGGCTTCGACCGTTCGTCCGGCGAGTTCGAGTCGAACGTTCTCGAAAACGGTGGCAACACCCGCACGTTCGTTCTGGACGACCTTGACGACATGATTCGAGAGGTCAAGGAGAACAGTGGTAAGCGGCCTGTCAGCGACGACAACTACTTCTTCCTGACCAACCACGATACCTACCAGCGTATCGAAGACGAGGTGGGTGGCAAGGAACGTCTCGAACCCCAGCGCGTCAGTGTCGGTCTGAACGGCGTCGAAACCGTCCCCGGTGACGACGTTGGTATCACCGTCCAGTCCTACAAGCAGATTCCGATTTTCGAGTCGGAAGACGTGGCGAAGGACGGTATCGGTCGGGTCTACCTCATTGACTCGTCCACCATGTATATCAAGACCCTGCTTCCGACCCAGTTCTACAGCACTGGTACGGAAGTTGACGGGAACCCGTTCGGAATTGACCGTCTCGGAAACGAGGGTATGTTCGTCACCATTGGCGAACTCGCTATGGTCAACCCGTCCGCGCACTGTAAACTCCGCGACTTGGAATAATAGCCTTATTCCGAGTTAGGGGTCTGATACCCCAACTCTCAAAATGAAAGTAGCAACCGCCCAATACACAGGCCGAAGCCGCTCCCATAATCGAACGGGGCCGAGTGGTAACGAATACCGCTTCACCCGCACGGTTGATGGGGAACCGAGAGCCGTCGCTATTTCTACTGTCGAAGACGCGGAGCGTTTCGAGACGCTTGGTGTATTCGACGTAGAGTGGACGGCTCAAGGCAAACTCGCTCGCATGGCGGGCGACTCCGTTCAGGAAGCGGGTTCGCTTCTAAAAGACCTGTCGTACCGCGAGAAACAGCGGCTCACCAGCGCTCTCAATCTGGAAGTGAAAGGGAACGCTCCCGAGGAAGAACTGACCGAAGCGCTGGCCCCGGCTGTGGAAGAAATGACGGATTCAATTGAGCAACCCTGACACACAACAATGACCCGAGACATTAGCGTTACCGCAACCGAGTTCCTTGGTGCTGTCAAGACTCGCTTTGTGGACGTGGACATTTCCAATTACGACGACGACGCGGGTGGGGACGGCGAGTCCTTCACTCCGTCCGATATTGGAATGAACCGCTTCCAGAAAGTCAGCGCCGAAGTGAAGTACGGTGAAGGTAGCGCCACGACTGTCGTGAATTGCGTAGCACAGTACGATTACCAGAACAACTCGCTCCGGCTTCTGGTTCAAGAAAACGACGGAACCGGAACGGCCAACGACGAACTGGTCGAACTGGCTTCCAACAACAACGACGGGGCAACGGTTCGCCTCGCGTGCATGGGTAGGTAACTATCCATGAGTCGTCCCGGTAGCAAAAAGAGCAACGACGGGGCGACCGCCACGGGGGCTGGTGAATCTCACTTCACCCGCGCCCACACAGCCGTAGGTGTATTCGTCGTAGCACAGAATCTTGACCCCGGAAACGACACACTCGAAGTGTCGTTGGAAGGTGGATTTGGCTACGGTGGAACCAACTACTTCACACCGTTACTCCGAAAGGACAATTCAGTCGTTCAAGTCTCTGACTCTGAAATGACTGACAAAGACGGTGACGGTACGTACACCGGCTTCGTGTGGGAATCGAACGTTCCCGTCGAACAAATCCGTGCGCGTATCGACACGTTCACTGACAGCGCTGGGGGCGACCTGACGGTCGATACCTACGTGCTAATGTCGAACAACGCAAGCGGTGGCGGACACTCGTTCGAGGAAGACTCGAACTAACCCACCTATGGTGGGAATCACGGATTTAATTCAGTTCATTTTCGACTACCCCGAGTTGGGCTGGATTCTCGTTATGGGCTATTTAGCCTATGAACTACGCGGAAAGCGTGGCCGAATCTACAAACTGGATAAGAAAATAACCAGTTCAATTGTAGTCATTCGAGCGCTTTCGCGTGAAGGCGCGGAAGGGGTAGACGAGGAAATCGTAGACGAATACCTCGTAGAAAACGGTATGGAACCCGAGGATTTCATAAAAGGAGAGGAAGACGGAGAGTCTTCGCGGGCGGATTCACCCAACGGTTCCTACAGCGCTCGAAGTGACGGAGAAGGCCCATTCGACCTTGACGAAGTGATAGGTGAAGAGGGCGACCGAGGAAAGGAAGGAACGTAGCCAACCGAGATTTTAGGCGTCGTGGCTGACAATAGGGATAATAACGCATGGCAATCGTACCAAACAACGAAGACGGCTATTGTGAGCCAAAGGACGTAGCACGCTATTTCAGGACTCTTGAGGATAGCGACGGCTTCGCTTTTGACTCGAATCCGAGCGACGAGGAAGTGAAGGACTTTATTATTGAAAACTCCGCTCGAATCGACAAAGAGACGGGTCACGCGTGGCGTGAGCGGAAGGTCGAAGAGGAATATCACGACCTTGAGGGCCTGTACTACTACTGGGCCGGAACGCCAATTCACCTACAGAAGCGTGAAGTTCGCACGCCGATGGACGCTTCCAAAGGCGACAAGGTGGAAGTGTTCGACGGCAACGAATGGGAAGAATGGGTCGGTAGTAGCACGTACACAGAAGGCCGTGGCGACAACGGCGATTACTGGGTTCAGGAAACCGAGGGTACGCTTCACATCTACCGCCGAGCGCTCTGGTTCGAGAAGTACCGAGGGCTTCGGATTTCGTATCGGTACGGGGCCGAAGTGGTTCCGAAGGACGTGCAAATGGCCTGTGCGAAACTCACCGCCGCTGACCTGATTCGCACAGACCTGTTTGGCGACCTTCTCCCGGCTGGTAGTCAGAACTCGGTCAACCCGACCGAAGCCGCCAAGCAACTCGAAGAAGCCGCGTGGAAAGGGCTTGACCGGCGTAGCGAGGTGCGTACCTTCTAATGCCAGTCAACTTCGAGTCAGACGCCGAACTGGACGACATTTTTGGCGGCCTGATAGGCTGGGAAGGGACGATTCAGTACGAAGCCCCCTACGCCCTCTACGTCGAATACGACACGGCTTACGGTGGTACAAAGCCGCCGTTTGAGCCGATTCACAAGTGGGTGCAACGGAACTGGTCAGATATTCACCCCGCGATTATCGACATGACCAGCAACGAGAATAAGCCGCTCTCACGCTCTGACCACGAAGAGCGAGTCGCGTGGTTCATCGTTGAACAAATCGCTGAAAGTGGCATTGACGGCGTTCACTTCGCCCAGCGGTCGCTTGACCACGGGAAAGACCAAGCCAACAAAATCGTCGGTAAATACGCTGAAAGCGACGACACAGACGCTCACCGGAAGATAGCCGAAGAGTTGACGGAAATGATGTTCGAGTATTCACAGGACATTATTGACAAAGAAGCGAAGGACACCGAGACGCTGAAAGATAGCGGTTCTTGGGAAATTCGCAAGGGCGAGGGTGAATCATGAGTACCCCCACCCGAGACGTAGCGAAACTGACGCGTGACCTGATTGATGAACAGTGGGGCGAAGGCGATACTGACCCCCGAAAACCAGATTACATCGAACTGGTCACGGAAGACGAGCAAGGAAACGCTCGCAAGCGAGTTCGTCGGACGAACGAGTATATCCACGTTGCTGAAGAACAAGAGCGTGGCAACGAGTACACGGACTTTCAGCGTAATACCCGTAATCTCACTGGCTACTGCTACGTGGAGTTCTCTACGAACGAGTCCCGTTCGCGCCGAGAGGAAATGTACGACGAACTTGACCGGATTGCTGTGGCACACCGGAAACGTCCCGATACCCCCGGCGGGTGGGACGACCTAAAGTTCAGTGCCAAAATCGTAGACGACGAGAACTTCGGTTGGTGGGTCGGAGAACTGAATTTCGAGTACACCAAGCGCAAGGACTTAATTGACTGAATAATCTACTTAACAGTAGAACCGCTAATACCCCTAATATCAAACAATGCCCGGAAACGCACCATACAAACCGGAGCAAGCCACTCTCTCCGTCGCCCCGGAGTCTTCACAGGCTTCGACAGTGACGACAGGGAGTGAATTTCGCTCCTACGGACTCGTACAAGAAGCAACGTCTCTCCCTGACCCGTCGATTCAGTGGATTGAAGAGCGTGTTATCGGTGGCGACCGCCGAATCTTCCAGAAGATTGACGGCCAGCGAGCCTACGAAGGTGGGTCTATCCCCGTCGTTCCTTACGACGGCGCTCCGCTCGCCTATCTCTTCGGAACTGAAACGGTCAATGCTGATACCGACGTAGAAGGAAATTCGGAAACTGGCACGGACACGCACGTCCTGACTATCAACAGCGCTGACCTTCCACCGACGCAAACTATCGAAGCGTCCTACGAAGGATTCGACAGCGGACAAGACAATTTCGTTCGGACATTTAGCGGATGTGCTGTCAACTCCGGCGAAATCAGCATGAACAACGAAAGCGAACTTCAGGTTTCGCTTGACTATATCGCAATGGACGTGGACACTGGTAGTACAATCACGTCCACTACGCTGTCACCGTCCGACCGCGACCCGTGGATTTTCGCGGATACCTCGGCTGACCTGACCATGTTCGGCAC